TAAAGCTATTGTAACCTCTTTTGTTTGACCCGTTATTCTAAATGTATCGTTAGCCGCACTAATTGACCCCGTTGCATTTGAAGGCGTAGAACTTAATATGTTTACCTTTTCAAGACCCGTTAAATTAAACCCTTCCTCTTCTTGATTATTAAGGTATAAAAATAAATCAGTAAAAAGTTTGGTGCTTAAAAATACACTACTAAAAGTAATATTATACTTTGATTGTATCGCTTCAAATATACGCACAACTTTTAAAGCTGGAAATAGCTCCCTATAATTTATACGATTAGCTGAGAGACTTATATCTGTAGACGAACCGTCTTTATAACTCCATTTGCGACCTTGCGAGATTAAAGGGTAACGCACATCATACTCCGTTGCGTCCGTTATTCTATTCTTAACCTCCGTTCCGTTGTAAGTATGATTGTAAGCTGTTAAGTTTAAATCTTGTAAAGTGTCATCTCCAAATTTATCTTTTAAAGACATTAAATCACCGTAGAAAGTAATTGTATAATTCTCTACTTTATTGTTTGAGACGTTTGCCTTTTCAAGTTGTACCTTACCACTCCTGAACGGTATCGTGCCAATCTCTATAAATGCGTTGCGTCTCTTGTTGTGATTAATTAAACTGTCTAAGTCGGATTGATAAAAAAATGTAAAAATATCATTGTTAATGGTTGTAGCTGGAATAGTAAATGATTGAGTAAAGTCAGTATAAACCTTAGATAGGTCTTGTATATTTTGAATACTACTATTAATATTAATTTGTTCATCATTAAACAACTCAATCTTAGAATAATCAGTACCCGTTGTATTAATATATATATCAACTTTTCTCATATAATATTATTAAGAGTATCATAAGCATAACTAAAATCCAAAGTATAATTAATCTGTTTAGTGGTTAAGTGTTTGCTAAACTCCATGTTTTTAGTTTTCAAATTAACGGGTAAACCATTTAATAATATCCTTTCGCTTAACATCAACTGTTTTAAATTAACTTTAAAATCCTCCTCTACCCACCCACTATTTACTTTTATACTTTCTTTTGCATTTACGTTAAACGTCTTTTTTTGTGCCTCACTTGTCGTGTAATTGATATTAGGCATTAACGCGTTGTACTCCATTGATTGAACCTCAATAGTATCAACAGAAGCTTTAAAAAAGAACTCCCTCTGCCACGCTCCATACTTGTTTACAAAGTCTACAATTACGGGCGTATATCTACACTCCTCTATTACCTCTACGTAATACGTTGCTAAATTAGAATTAGCTGAGTTACGTATAAAAATAGTGTAATTAAAAGTAAATTCATTTTCTTGTTTAGGAATCATGTACCACCCTGCTGTTGTTATAGCCGCCTTGTCAACTGTTGTACCCTCACTTGAAACGTAACGCACATAATCACCAACTGCTAAGTAAGCCGTAATAAAACCAGCATACGCACCTTTGTGAACGTAATATTTTTTTTCATCCATTAAATACGTGTTCCTAGGGTAGCTGTCACTATTTAATCCCTCGGTAAATTCAGTATATCCATCACTAGCAAAAAGTGTTGTTGAACTAACTAATGTTTCTGTTACACCTACCGTTTTATATTTATCAAATTTAACATTCAACAAAGCTAAGGACGTTATAACTGTTGGAGCTGGTAATGTAGTGAAATTAAAAAAGCTACGCAAATAGGGGGCTATATCGTAATAGGTTGCAGGAAAGTTTGATGAAGGTATTAACTTACTTAATGTATATTGCGGAGACCCACTAAATGAAGTTGTAGAAATAAATAATTTTAACTTAGTGCTTACTTGACTAGCCTCATTGATTGTTACTATAAAAGGGCTTCGTGCTTTTATTAATCCCATTATTTTTTAGGTTGCTTTAATGAATATTTAAATAGTCTATCTACGTCCATGCTTAAGCCCTTAACCATTTCTTCGGGAAGTCTTTTAAACGCATTGTTAAACGGCTTAGTAAAGAATAAAGTAGGTTTCAATCCCTTGTTATAAATTGATCTAGCAATTAATAAAGCTGTAGAGTCGTAACTCATAAATTTACCCGTAGAAGTTCCGTCTGGTTTTCTTTGTCTAAATTGAAAACGTTTGGCGCGTACCCACTTTTTTATTCCCGTAGTTAACCCTCCTTTTTTACCCGTTCCCGTACCAAATTTAAACGGGCTGTTAGGTGCTTTAATACTTGAAGTTTTACCCCTTACCCCTTGGTCTTGGTATGACCCATGTTCCTCCATGCTAAAAGAAAGTAAGTAACTCCTTGGGTATGCCTTAGAATCCCCCTTAATAGAATTGTATAAACTCTTTGTGAAGTTATAAGAACCAAAAGGTGTGCGTCCCTTAGTTAGATTAGATCTACTTTGTTGGATAACATAATCCTTAAACTTTTTTAACTCTATATCTATATTGTCCTGGTCTAACATATTGAAGAGTTTGAATCAATAGTAATATCTAATGTCATAGTCCAACCAGCAACCGCATCTGTAAACCTATCAACAAATGGCTCGCAAACTGCTGTCTCTTCATTTAATCTATAACCATCGTTGCTTAAAGCCCCACGTCTTAAGCTATCAAATAGCCTATTTAATATTCCATGAGTAGTATTTAAAACATCGTCCTCATTATCGTTGCCTATGTAGTCATTTGTTATTGAATCCTTGCTTATATCAACTATTGACATACAAACAAATGAAACACTAAATGAATTTGTACTACCATTGAATTTAGAATCATTATAGATAATATGACAAAGTGGGTACATATCTTGTTTAGCATTTGTAATCTTATCTAGTGACCCTTTAGTAACTTTATTAACCAATGGATCGGTGCTTAAAGCTGTGTATAATGCTGTCGTTAAACTATAATAATTTTGCATTTGCTCTTCGTATTTGTCTTATTTCTATTTCGTTTTTTTCTTTCTCAAATGACAAAAGAGTTAAACATTTAAATAGTCCCTCGTTTGTAATTCTGTCAAATTTTGTAATATCTCCTTTTGAAAGTTGGTAAATTGAAGAATACCATCCCCATCTAGTTGTAAACTGTTGTGACTCGCTAAATTCGTTTGGCTGTTCGTCTGAGTCTCCTCCAAACAATCCGTCAAAGTCTTTAACAACTCGTTGCCTAAAGTCCAAAAAAAAACGGAAGAACTTAACGCAATATCTAATGGCAAAGATTTCATAACTTCGCTGTAGGTAATGTCAGCAACGTAAGGTTCTATTGAATAGGTATCTTTATATTTATCAGTTATTGGTCTATACATAACACAAAGAGCCTTGTTTAGTTCCGACATTTTAAATATGTTAGACTCTATATCAATATACTCTCCCCAGGTTATATTTTCTAAGTCAGGAATAAATCCAAACTCTGTTTTACCAAGTGTAAATCTAGTTTTAAAAGTTGTTTTTTCTTTAAATAATTCAGTAAAATGATTGACCAACTCCACAACCTGAGTAGCCTTAATGTTTACTACTTTGTTTAATTCAACATTGCAAAATATCTCAATCATTTTTTGAAAAACAAACTCTTTGTTATCGTTGTTCTCTGCTATCTCTAAATACTTTTGATACTGCCCTAACGTGATTTCTTTTAAAGAAGTTGGGATAGTTAACTCTACTTGCATACTTATATAATTAAAATTATTACCTAATGTTATACCTACCTTTGTTTCTTCTTAAACCTATTGTTTCCATTTCGTGATATCTAAAACTGTCAATTCCGTGATTCCACGCGTCAATAGGCTTGTTTAGTTTAGCACCTGTTCTCTTATCTTTATCCCACGCATACTTGCGAAGTTCATTTATCAAATTTAGCGATTTAGTTGTTACAAGGTAACTTTCTTCTTGCATTATTTGTATACCAAAATTAATACTATCAGACCCTTTTGTAACACCATGAGCATTCACTCCGTAAATTCTTAATTCAGCTATTGATTTTGGCTCTGCACTATCACAATAACAAGGCAGTTTAGTATTTATATACTTTGCAATCTGTGAGTTACTTAAACCTTTGTTGTAGCATATTTCATTAACTATCCTTTCATTGTTATATTTATATATTTCTATAATTGCTGTTG